TCTGCGAGGTTTCGTCTCCCTTGTGTTCCAGAGGGATGGTCGTATTCGACCTAACCCTGATAGGACCGCGGTTAAGGTAATTCGACAGCTGACTGGCTTTGCAGCCAAGATGCATGTCGAAGCGGCTCCTCGGTATACGGCTCGCGCTCTCCAGGATTACCTGGAGGTTGACGCGCGAGCTACCGTAGGGGCCACCGCCAACTTGAAGTTGGTATTCGCGGCGTTGTTCGACGGTGTCATGAAGGACGTTGAGTCCGACATGGACTCCTTCTCCCTTGCTGTAAAGCATGGAGACGGAGCTAGCCAAGAGAAACTCCTACCTAACTCTAGGTGGAAGTTTTCCCGATGGGAGGAAAGGCTTGAGCCTTTCTTCCCCTCTTGGCAGTACTGTCGAGCAAATGATCGTCATGCGATCAATCAGGGTGTTGAATACATACAGCCTAGCGACTACCCTGTAAGGGTAGCGTTCGTACCCAAGACCGCAAAGGGTCCTCGGACCATTGCTGTCGAGCCCTCCTGGCGCATGTACGCGCAGCAGGGTCTCATGGCCTCACTAGTCAGGTCAATCGAGAGACGGGGCTTACCACCCCGTTTCACGACGAGTGACGATAACCGCCGAGCCGCCCGTGAAGGGTCGGAAAATCGGGGTATCGCCACCATTGACCTGTCTAGTGCAAGCGACTCAGTGAGCAGCCGTATTGTATACGAGCTGTTCTCTGGACGCCCTCAATTGAGGGACGCCTTGTTCGCCTGTAGGTCAGATCAGGCTCAGTTGCCTGATGGGACGGTCCATACTCTCAACAAGTTTGCGAGCATGGGTTCGGCTGTATGCTTTCCTATCGAAGCGATGGTATTCGCGGCTATCGCCGTTTATGCCATTGCTCCTCGTACAAAGGACGGGAGGATTCTCCTTCCGATAGATAGGAAAGTGATCGACGATGTAATCGTGTATGGGGACGATATCATTGTTCCCGCACACGAGTACACCCGAGTAGCGTCCGCCTTGAAATCGTTTGGTTTCAAGGTGAATGAGAAGAAGTCCTTTTATAAGGGACACTTCCGTGAGTCCTGCGGAGCCGACTTTTTCATGGGATACGACGTATCCTATGTTAAGGTTCGGCAACCGTTGTCCTCAACGACTACTCGGGCAGTCGAGACTGTGTCGACGGTCTCGCTGCGAAACCAGCTGGCGGCGACGGGTCTTTACCCGCTCACCGTTAGGAAGCTCGACAGCTTCCTCGTCCGAGGACTCGGACTACTACCGTATGGTAGTACGACGAGTCCGGGGCTGGTCCGCGTTGGGGGTCCTCACTCCGAGGACATCCCAGCGAGGGTAGGGCGCCATGACCCTGCAACCCAGAAGGGTATGCAGAAGGCATTCGTCCTGACTTCGCAGTTCGCAAGTGATCCCCTTGATGGGATGGACGGAGTGCACAAAGCACTCCGTTTGCTCCATCGTAGGGGGGACCTACCGGCATCGGAACCGGTATCTTACGAAACTGCTGGGCGTGCCGTGCGGGCCCGACTATCCGCGCGGTGGTTGCCGGCCTAAGTTATCTTAGGTCGGT